TTTTGAACGTCATTACCAATGTTTGAATCTGTTATAGCAGCAAATTTTTGTCCTGCTTGTACTACAAAACCTAAAAGATTGTATAAAGTTACTGATGGTTCTGTAAATGGAAGATTAAAAAACTGATCTCTAATGTTTCCACCAGGTGCATCAACATCTCTGAACTCTCCTGGTTGAATAGGTTGGTCATCATCTCTAACTCTAATCCCTCTAGACTTAAATCCTGCAGGTAAATTTTTTAAAGTTCCTGCATCAATTAATTGTCTAAGTGATTGAGTGGCTGCTTGTGATAGTCCACCAATCATATGAGTTAAACCAAAACCATAAAAACCTAATCCTGGTAAAAATTTGTAGTGTACAAAGTATTCAATTCTAGAATATGAAATATCATCGGGTCTGTAGTTTCTGTAAATAGATAAAATCTCTCCACTACCTTCATCAATAGTTACAATGTATGGAATTTTTATTTTCTTAGCTTTGTCATCAAAGTCTTCGTAATCATCTAGATTTAAATCTACATGCATTTCAAGAACGTTATGTAAATAATCATCACCTGTTCTTTTAATTCCTTCTAACTGATTTAATTTTTTCTGAACATCATCTGGCTCAGTATTAGATTCAATTAATTCTATGTCTCTATAAAATCCTGCAGCTTGTTTTTTAATTACTTCGTTTTGTGTCATCTTGATGACGTGAGTAATTCTTTCACAATCTTTTAAATCTGATGCATAGTATGGCACCACTAAATCTTCTGCTGGAATAAATTTAGATACAGGTCTATCTAGCAATGCATCGTAATAAATTTTTTTAAATGTAGATCCTGATAATGGTAAATAAAATAACATCTGATCCATATCAGTTGTGTAGTCTTCCATCTCCTCCATCAATAGATAGTTCATATAATCTTTAACTCTATCTGCTTGTTGTTCGGTAGCCGGTGTCTGTAAGCCGATAACCTGTGTTCTTACAGGACCATCAGATGGTACTAATTCTTTGTAAGCTTGTGCTTGGAATTGTGTAACAGATTCAGCGAGTAATGGATGCGTGACACCGGAAGCACCTTTAAAGGGTTTGGTTACTTCTTGGTACTTCGTTCCTAATAAATCTAAACCTTTGATGTAAGCGTCTTCCCATTCTTTTCTAGACAACTTATCTTTTTTATATTCATCAATTAAATCACTGGCCATAGATTTGAGCGTTCGCTCATCCATGTTCTCAGCTAGGTTTGCATTAAAATTATCTTGAGGTCTTTCCTCTGGTGCAGGCTCTTCACCTTCTACTTCAACAGCAAGTTCAGTAGTCCCTTCAGGACTCTCTTCTACTTCTTCTTCTAAAATATCTTCTGTTTGAGGTTCTTGTTTTTCTACTGCCATTTTGATCCTTAATTATATTTACTAATAAAGCCGCCCTCTTTTTTGTAGAGCTTCTGTGGTTTTAGCATATTAGGTGATACTTTAACAGAAAAAACGTCAGTGTACAATCTCAAGTCATTATCAGGAATATACTCATATCCTGGTGTTTGGTTTGCTACCGCCTCTGTGTGTTCAATTTGTTTATACGCTTGATCGCCTTCAACAGGCACGGTGGTTTCATTTACTCTTTTATAAGGTTTGGTCGGATCTGATTTAGATACTTTAATCACTCCTGCTTTAGTATCAAATTCTTTTCCCATTTTTTTCATTAGATCAGGAATAACGGCTAGTGATTTAGATCCAGGTGTTTTATTACCTCTTGGGTATCCATAAAATTCTTGATACGCTTTTGTCTTACCTCGTTCCATACCTCTTTTCATTAAAGTAGTTGGAGCAATCGCAATATAATCTACGCCTTCTTTTGCAGCTATATTACTTAAATAACTCATTGCAGCTCTTGCTTGTGAACTTCTATCTAGTAATGGAAAGTAATCAATTTTTTCAGGTCTATTTATTACATCTCCGTATTGACCTACTTGCACATCGGATTGTTTTCCAAGTTCTTTAATCTTGGCATCTATTTTTCTAATCTTGTTTGCATTCATTTCAATTTGTGCAGGTCTTAATTTACCACCAATAATTTCATCACTAAGTTTTTTTCTTGATGCTGCTAAGTAATTTACAATTACATCATTTTGATATGGGTTAGTTCTCAAAGGAGTGTTTAAAGCTTCTTGACCTTGTTCCCTTAAATATCTAGCCATACCTTGATTGGTATCTGATTGTATTTCAGAAATTAAAAAAGCTTTCTTACCATCAGATGTTGTTCGTGTATCCCAACGAATGTGAGCAAGTGGGTTTTTATATTCTTCACCGTCATAATGTGGGTTTCTTCTTCTACCTCCTCCAACTTTATTACCTGGTATAGTTTCATCTAAAACCAAAATTGCTTCTCTATAATTTTGTCCACCAGGAAAAGTATAATTTTCTTGGTTTGTGTATTTTGGACTACGCACATTTTTAACACTTGCAACTAAATCATCAATTTCACCCTGCATTTGATTTAATGCAATTTTTTGTTGAGTGCTTGAGCCTTGTTTTAATGCTGCTATTCTCATACCAATTTGAGCTGAGTTATCTTCAATAGCCATTGAATTACCATATCTAATGTTTTGTCTTAAAGTTCTTAGTTCATCTTTTAATTTAGTGATATTATTTTTAACTTCTCGTGATGCTATTTCATCCATAGCTGGTAAATCTGCAGAAACTCTTTCTAAAGATTTTTCCATAGATCGAACTCTGCTTATTTGTTGGCCAATTACGTTTTCTGATTTAGTGAGTACCTGTCCAGGTACACCCAACTCCACTATTTTGATTCTGTTTGCAGGATTAAGCATAGCCATGTCCGCTAATACTTGTCCTGGTAATTTTACCCCTGCTTCTTTAGCGGCTCCTAGCAAGCCACCTGTTAAATCTCCTTGTCGATTAAAGGTTGCAATGTTGGAGTCAAATAATTCTTCCAGTGGCACTTGTTGTTCTTTGTTTAACAAGTGTGTACCTTTTGCAAAACCTGTATCATATTTAAACTTGGCACCGGCAACGTAGCCATCTTCAAAGTCTTTACCAAACAATTTAAATTTCCGTTTTCCGCGATCCGTTAGCCAGTCTGCCCATTCATCTGCAGTGAACATACCATCACCTTTTTGCGCAATACGGTCATAGGCTACCGAACCAAACATCTTTCTTTGTTCAAAGGTGTTTTGATTAACACCTATTTTACCTGTGTTGATGACAGTGTTTTTGTTATTGTTCATCGGACTAAAGAAAGGTGGTGCTTGGATCTGTGGATCTTTTGCAACTAATGCTTTTGATTGTTCGGCAACCGTTTCTGGTAGTTTAACTTTGGATGGAACAGTAATTGATTTAGGCAGTTCCTGTAAACCGGATACTGTGGTTGTTCTTATAGGTTCAATGGTTGTAGGTTCGGTTTTTGATTTGACTAACCTTCGCCCTAGTCTTAAAAGATTTCTAAGGGACATTGTCCCTCCTAATACATTTTTGTAGGTTTACTTCTACCTAGTTTGCAGCCTCTAGCTTTTACCATTGTGCCTTTTTTATAACCCATAGGTATAGCTTTTCTTTTTCTTCCAGGTACATCTGGCATTGGCATTCTCTCTCTTTTTCCACCAGGTACATCTGGCATTGGCTTAGCACCTCCTGGTCTACCAGGAAGAGGAAAAGGCATTGGTCTACCAGGTAAAATTGGTTTTGGTCTACCAGGTAGAGTTGGTTTTGGTCTTCTAGACTCAGGCATTTGAGCTCTATCTTTAAGTCTTCCTGTTCTTTTTTGTTCTTTTTTGTTTTTAATTGTTTCAGTTACTTTTTTAGTTGCTTCTAACGCAGCTCCAGCAGGAGTTGCTTTTGAAATTGTTTTTGCCATTTCTCCAATATAACCTAGTGCAGTTCCTGCTTTATCTTTTATAATTTTTTTATGTTCTTTAGCTTTTTCTACTCCGCCTCCGATGTCATAACCCATAGGTCTTCTCATCATGCCACCACCCATTTTTTTATTTTCTTTTTTCTCTTCCATTTTCTTTTTAAGATATTGAGAAGCAGCAACACCTACAGCACCTATGCCTGCAGCAATCTTTCCGATTCTTGTAGCCTTGGCTGCTTTCTTAGCAACTTCCATTGCAGCTTTTCTTTTATTAAATTGTGCTGGAGTTTCTCCAGGTTTGAATCCTTTTGCAGCTCTCATTTCTTCCATAGAAGAATATGTTCTTCTACCTGTATCAGCGCCACCGCCTACAGAATATTTTTTAACTTTAGCTTTGTCTCTGTTCTTAGCAGATTTATAATCTTTGTATTGTTTAGCAGCAGCCATACCAGCAGGCACTAACATAGATATAACACCTAGTGTAGTTCCAATTCTTCCTGGAAGCTTACTTGTAGTTTTTGGTTTCTTCTGAAATGGATTTACAGGTTTAGTTGGATCTTTTTTAAGTGAAGTCATTTTGCCTTTGTTAGCTTTCATAACTTTACCTGGTTTAACAGATTCATCTTGAAGACCCATGCCTCTACCTTTTGCTTTTTCAGCTTTTAGTACAGCGAAATCTTTACCATCAATTTTATCTGTTGGTGGAGCTTTAGCAGCTATCTTTTTTTGTTTTGGACTCATGGTGTCTCCTAATAATATTTATACTCTTTTTCTAATTTCATTGGCGGGTCATCCCAATCGTCCGAGTACGTTGAAACAAATCCACCTTGTCGATATCTTAACACAGCTTGGGTCATAGAATCAACATAGTCATCATACTGACCATTAGGAAATGCAGCACATTCTTCAATAACTTCCTGTGCCCAGTGTTCGTCTAACGGTGCCCATACCATACCAGATTCAAAGACAGGTGCACAGCTATTTATTCTAGTATGCTTGTCTCTACCTCTTGCAGGTACATAGTCAATTACAGGAATTCCTGCACGTCTAAGCTCATGAATAAGTGGTTGTCCTGAAGCTTTAGCCTCAACTATTACGGTTTCCGGTTCCCAGTATTGATATTGCTCTAATGCAACATTCTTAAGATCTGGAAAGTCATACCTACCCTTCATAGCATCAAGAAGTATTATTGCTTTCTCGTAACCTTCTACCGGTTCAAAGATTCCCCACGTGGTGATGGCAGAATAATCAGCAGATTCTTTTTTAGAAAATGCAGTATCATAACTTTGAATAACATGAAGGAGTCTTGGTAAATGATCTTTATCCCAATCTTGCCACCATTCCCGTTTTATGATTGCACCTTCTTCTGATGTTGGATCTTGCATGTATTGTGCATTCCAGTTTTTAGTGGAGATGGAAGCTTTGACAGAATCTAAATCTTCTTTGTTCCAATACTCAGGCCATACAGGTTTATCATTAGGCATGATTGCAGGAAAGGATATTACTTTCCATTTATCAGCTTTTGTTTCTGCTTGAGCTTTAACTAATCTTCCTGTTAAATCGTCAGTTGCCCAACGAGTCATAACAACTAAAATTCTTCCGCCTGGTTGTAAACGTTGTCTAGGACCAGAGCTATACCATTCATATGCTCTCTCCATTGCAGAATCAGACATGGAGTCTTGTTCAGTATGTGGGTCATCGATAATAAGTAAGTCCGCCCCTCGTCCTGTGATAGAACCGCCTACCCCCGCTGCAAAATATTCGCCACCATGATTGGTCTCCCATCGGCCTTTTGCCTTACTATCTTCACGCAGTGTAACATTTCCAAAGATCTGTTTATACTCCTTGGTTGCCATTAAGTTTCTAACTTTGCTACCGAATCTTGATGCAAGTTCTGCGTTGTGGGATACCTGCATAATTTTTTTCTTTGGATACTTTCCAATATACCAAGCAGGGAATAAGTAAGATGCAAATTCAGATTTAGTATGTCTAGGAGGCATATTAATTATGAGCCTCTTAGCATCACCATCAGCTATATCATGAAAAGCTTCTGCAATAACTTGGTGATGGCCTTTGCCTAATTTTTTAGTATCTTTTCTATAAATAAAATCTTGCCAAACATTTTCAGCGAATACTAAAAAATTATCTTGGCATAATTTAATATATTCTAATTGTTTTTTAAGAATTATATCTTTAAGTTCTTCTTCAGTTAAATGCTCAGTATTCATAAAATTTTATATACCCCCAGGGGCTAGGGGACCCATATAAAACAAAGGGTCCTTTTTTACAATAGACTAATAAAAAAACACTTTCAACTATTTCATACCGTTTGGGACCCTACTGTTTCTATACATATTGCTTTGTAAACCTCTTTGTCAAAAAAACACGCTGGTTTTGACGCGCATTGGTGCAACGCGTTTTGGTTTTTATGTTGGTTGGTTGAGTGAGCCTTGTATAGTGTGGTGTGGTGTGTGGCGCGTTAGCGCCACACATTAAAAGTTATTTGGTAAGTATATTTACTAGTGATTGGAATTTAGTCAGTATGTTTTGTCTAAACTCATCAACACATCTGTTGCCTTGATTTTCCAAGATATGTTTCTCAACTTCACTTTCCAACATCTTATACATAACTTCATAGTTAAGTTTTGTTTCAGTCTTGTTATCAACTGGATCATTTGTGGTGTTGGATAGTTCAGTACCTCTAACCCTATTAGCTAGGGTTTGGGCAATAGTGATAAGATTACTCATTGTCACCCCCAATCGCTTTGTATTCTGAATATTGCAATTCAGTACAAAACTTATTGAACAAATCATTATGAGCTATTTTAAAGTTTGATGTTTCAAACTTTTTTCTCTTACGATTTATTTTTTGAATACCAAAACTGTTGCCATTGTCATCTTGAACAATGATTAAGTTTTGGTTTGTTCTATCAAAAACATCAACAAGGTTTTGTTTCATTGTGTCTAACTCTTTTGATAGTCTATTTGCTTTTAGCTTTAATTGAGCATAAGCAAGAACAACTTTCTTTTCTTCTTGCTTTAGCTTTTTTATTGCATTTGGCATTTTTACCTCTTTGTTAAGTTATACAATCTTATGATTGCAACATCTGTATATATCTCATTAAATCTTATTGCAACATAATTTTACATCAATTTAACTTTTTTTTATCTCTCTTTTTAAAATCATTTAACCAATTAACCTCTTTATCTTTTGTGATTGTAATATTTGGCTCAACCTGTATTTGTAAATGATTTCCAAACATCTCTCGTAACTGCCTGACAAACTCCTGCTGTAGTTCTTTAGCTGTTTTAATATCCGAGCTTGAACGAGACGAGGGACGAGACGAGGCGACATCTGTCGCCTCGTCCTTAATTTTCTTTACCACGAACAATCGTAGGCAATCTTCCTACCCTCTTTCAATTGTTCCTTACACCATTCGATAAAGTCTTTGTCTTGTGCTTTGTATTCTTGCACGGCTTCATCTTGCCATTGGTGTCCCCAGAAGAAACCATCTTCAGCTTTACAATCTGCATAGCCTTTCTGGTATTGTTCCTCTAGTCTCTTGACCACATCTTCAGTAATCTCAACTCCACCTTGACCACCATTAAAACCTAGTGATTGTATCATTGAGTTATGTTCTGCGTTTGGCTTTTGTCTATCGAACTCATACGCGAAGAACTGTTGTAGCTTTGCGTGTTTTCTCCAATAGAACTCATCATGAACTTCGCCATTACTATCACGAAGTCCTGCGTATTGGTCTAGTCCCATATCTTTTCTCCTATTGTTATTGGGTTAAACATTTACCTCTTATCAAATCCCATTAACCCTTGCAACAATTATTTTAATTATCTTTTAGAATTATTCTAAACTAAAAGACCAACACCTCTGCAGACAAATCCCACGCCAGTCCTGATGCCCTACGTTCTTTCTTTTCCATTCACAAACCTTTCTTCAAACGAGGCGAGAGAATTTGCTTCGATACCCAGATGTACGCTGTGATGCAGAAGGTTCTGCTGGCCCCCGTGAAGGTAAGTTGGTTTCTCTAACGAAAACGAGGAACCGAGTGCTGAAACGAGAGATATCGCAATCAGGAAAACGATCCAGCCGGTTACTCTTGGGAAGAGTAACCAGCCGAATAGGACTAGACTGATGAACCCGAAAATCATTTCTCCTGCAGCTCCTGAGCGCGAACTTCTACAGCCCACCATACTAAATCATTTAACAGCTGAGTCAGCGAGCCGGGATCCTTCGAGATGTGTTGCAGAAACTCTCCCTTTTTCAGGCCGTGCTGGTCAGCGTGGTCTGCGAGCATATCCCAGATCTCATTCTCATGCCGCTCATGAAAGGCAGAGGTTTCGTCGTAATAGATGATGCCGGTGACGCCTCCTTGGCATCCGTGATTGGCAATGTCTGAAATGAGTCCTAGCTCCTGCTTTTCGTACGCGCGCAGGCATTCGGTAATCGTTTTGTGTTCTACCCAACTAGTCGACATTGTGCACCTCCTCTAAATCATCTTCATCAATTCCTTCGCAGAAGGAAGAGTGATCTCCGGTGTACTCATAAATTTTTCCATCGATAGACTCACCACTTTCGTCTACCTTTTGAAAGGTCAAAGAGTGAACTTGTAGTCCGTAAAATTTTTTTACCATGATATCACTCCTGCCCAGGTTAAAGTTAAAAATGCCACGGTAAGAAAGGTGGCTTCAGGTATATATTTTTTCATTTGCTCTCCTTAAGTTACTCCTGCGTTGAAACCCAGCTTGACGATACAATGCCAGCGGATCAACGCAAGACGAATTGTGTGGCCGTTGGTGTGAACCGTAAGTTTAGCATTACCTATTACCTATACACACTTTGTTGTCATGGTAACAACGACCACTGGTCAATATCTTTTTTAAAGTGGTGGTAAACCACCCAATCCACTGTTCAGTATTTAAGCTTGACTCCTAGAATTCAATTGAGTCAATGCGGGATTGCTGTATCACCCTGCGGGATGGCTAAGTCTTTTCAGTGCACTTCCCCGTCCGCAGGCGTATAGATAAGACATGATGGGATAGATGTCAATAGCTTTTTTTTATTTTTTTTAATTTTTCTTGGAAATGAATTTTTCTATGTTCGGGTAGTTCGGCTACGGCTTCAATCACCAGCGCCTGAAGGGACTGGTTACGCTGCGTGAGCTCGTCTAGTTTCTTGTTGTATGCCCGAGATTTGTTTTCTGATCTAACGAGATCGAGAGCTTCAAAATCTACTGCCATGCGTTCCTCCTTTTCCTAACACCACCATTACCCATTCGGTGTCCTTTGTCAAATAGAAATTCAACAGCTGAGTCCTGATCCATGTGAAACCTTCCCCGGGGTGATGCAAGTTCATCTGCTTCCCGAGAACGAGAACGAGATACCTGCCACCGAGAACGAGCTTTACGCTGCTGGTCCCGTCACCAGGCTACGCTAACAAAGAGGTAAAATGTAACGTAGCCAGGAAACGAGATTACGCTGCCGAGTCCGGTGATCCCAGCTCCCTGAGGAGAGCTTCCTTCAGAGCTGTCCACTGTCCGTTGCCCGAGAACGAGGAACGAGGAATAAGTGACCGAGGATCAGTGAAAACGGATACCGGTCTGTACAGTTTAAGGCATCTCTGCGAGAGGGTCTTTGCCAAGTTCTCGTGGAGTATAAAAACAATACCACCCGCTTTGATATATCTATTTATCCATACGATTTGCCACTTATTTAGTTTAGGATATTTACCATAATCTGATTTTAATTCTATCCAAAAAACACCAGATGAATGAACGCCATGAATATCAGGAATTCCATTGATTGTACTAGATTCTATGCGTGTAAAAAAGAATTGAGTTAAGTTCTTTTTAAGCTTTTGCCACAACAAACTTTCGTTGTTTTTATCGCCCATAAATTAACTTAACTTTTTAATTTCTTTAATGACTGAATTAGGAATTATAGTGGTGTTGCCAATCGTTTCTATATCCTTACCATTCTCTGCAAATGAATAATCGCCAAACAATCTTGTGACACCTTTTGATTGACTCAGGAGATGACCTTTGGTGATGCAGGTAGCCAAATTAGATTTCTTTAAAGCTT